CTATTGCTGGTTTAGTTTTTGCTGGTAGATCGTTGAGTACCAAGTCTGAACCAGAGCCAGTTCAGAAGACTGAAACGATTACTCCACAGCAGCCCCAAGAACCCCAAATTACTTATGATGATGACGCCCCCGAGTTCATTGAACGTGGTTTTGAGACACGTGTTGAGATACCACAAAAGAGAGAAATGGAAAGTTTTGCCGACATCGCTTATCAACAGAGAAGTGGTGGCCAAGAGATTCTCAATATGAGAAACCGTATGTATGATACTGGACGTATGAACAATCTTTCCCCCATTGAAAAGCAGATGGTTGGTCCAGGTTTAGGTGTTGGTGCCGATACCCCAGCGAGTGGGGGTTTCCAACAGCTTTTCCGTGTGAATCCCATAAACGTGGGTGAATACCGCCTCACTACACTTCCAGGACGCTCCGGTCCAGCTGCCGATGTCACAGGTGGCCGGGCCGCCGTTGTTGGTCAACTGACTCACAACAAGCCGGAGACTACTGCCCACCTTCCATCTCGCCTTCCCATTATGCCTGGTCGTGCCCAAGGTATGTCTGGTGCTGTACCAAGAGCCAGTCATCAGAAGACGATGAGAACCACTAACCGTTCTGAAACTGGTCATCGTGGAGATGGCCTTGGTTTTAACGGCGCCAAGCGGTTCATTTCTGCTCAGACCATGCCACAAGATCCCACACGCTTCAAGAGTGATCGTAATGACATGCAATTTGAGTATTACGCGCACGCGGCTCCAGGTATTACCAACTTCCGCGGTGCTTACGAGACCAGTGCTGCTGTTAAGGTGAATTCTAAGACTAATGAGGAGTTGATGAAGTACGGCTTCCGTCCAGAGGATCGTCGTGGTAAGGCTAACCGTATGGGCAACAGAGGACGTATGAACGTCAGAGAGAGTGCCCTCAAGCAAGGTGGTGCCCTCACAGCTGTTCGTACCGACACCTCTCGTATTGATGGACGTATGAATGGCCCCAACGGTGGTTGGACTCAAAACTATCAGCAGAAGCCATTCCATCAGTTCAACGCCTATAAGGGTAATGAGAACCCCAACTCTCGTAACTTGGATATCGCGAAGAGGCAGCTTTACAACAACCCTCTCGCTCACAGCATTTGTTAAATTTATTCATTATAGATAGACAAAAACAGTCATTAAAATATTGTGCCTATATTTTAATGAAGGTTCATACCCTTGATATAGACTCCAGTGAGAGAGATACAAATGTGTATACATATGCTAATAACTACACAGTCACTCTCAAAGAACCTATTTATGATGTTACACAAATTAAACTCGTATCTGCTCGTATTCCAACTCCACAATTGACAACATGTGCTACAAACAAAACATTGAGCATATATGACTCGGGTGCACCCAATGATCTCATTGAAGTTACCCTAAACGAGACAAATTATGCAGATGGTGACGCTCTCGCGTCCGATCTTGATACTCTCATGCAACCACCACTGACATGTATAGATCAAGTTGTATTTGACTCGGATACCCAAGCTCTTACATTTTCAAATACAGAAGTTGGGTCTAGTAACACATTTACGTTTCAATTTTTTGATGGCACGAATGGTTATTTGAGTAATACAACTGTCACTACACCACACCAAGTCATGGGCTTTTCTTCTAAAAATCCACCAGTCAGTGACAGTATTGTTTCAGGTGCAATAAACTTAGAAGGACCAAACTCGCTCATTCTTCGTATGACATCTGGATCAGATGATTTTACAAAAACTGTGTATTCAACGACACCATTCTATACAGGACATATTCTTTTGGATGGTACCGATGTTATAAATTTTCACGGTGCAGATGACCCTCTGACACATGAGTTTTACAAGGGACCGCAAAAATACATAAAAGATATTCAACTAGAATTCTTTTATATGAGTCATGGACGCCTCGTTCCATATGATTTCAGAAATCAAGATCATATTTTGAAATTTGAAATTACATGTTCTACAGACAAGTTACAGGGTCTTCCAAAGGTTCCCCTAGAGGTTATTGAGAAGGAGTTACCGCCACCGATAAGTATCCCTGAGATGGTAGTGGATACTTATAGATGGAAAGACTATCTTTCTATCGGTATTATTATATTCGTTGGTCTAGTTCTCCTGAGTCTCATGAAAAGACGCCCAAAACTTAGCGGGTAATCGCGAAGACTGGCTGGGCAGGCTTGGAGACACGGGTGGAGATGTTGGAGATGATCATGTACACCGCGATGGAGAGGAGGGTGGTGAGGATCGCAGTGAGGGTGTACTGAGTGCCACCGTTCTTGGGCACCTTAATCACCTGCTGGATGAACCAGCGGACGAGGTCCATCCACGACATGGCAGCCGCGAAGGAGAAGCCCGCAACGATGGCGTTGAGGGACTGGGTCTCGAGCTCCTGAGAGACGAGGTTGACGGTCTTAAGCGCTTGGGCGGTCATATCGGCCATTGTGAGTTTTTATAACATATATCTAGAAAATATTATTCGGGTAATAGTTCCTCTTTTTGTACCAACTTTTTATACTTGGGTCTCCTGACAACAGATGACTTTGCAAAGATTTGTTCTTCACCATCGGAATCTCCACCAGTGCTGGATTCGGAATCGTCATCATTTGTCACATGAAATGATTTGTATTCAGAAATCGTCCACCCCTCCGGCTCCGATGTACTCATTACTATTAATAGCATTTTTTAACATCAGTTCTGTCGGATTTTGGGGAACCCAAGTATCCCACCGATCAACAGCCTCATTGACTTGGTTAAAAATGGGATCAGTGCCTGAATACCTAACAAACTCCGGGCAATCCTCGGGTTCAACATCTTCTTCACCCTCTTCCATCTCTTCTTCGGTCAACTCCTGTTCGTAAATTTCGGGCATCGTTGAACCAATAGTTTCACCAACTTTATACATAGCACAGTACTTCATCGCATATTCCATATCTTCTGATACTATGGTATCTCTTCCACAAGCTTTGGCATATTCGGCTGAAAGTAGAGTAGCCTTTTCTATGATGGGCAAAAGAATGTTGGTCATCGTCTCAATATACTGTTCTAACATTCCACCCCCCGCATCACCAAATCCAGTTTGCATGTTCATTTTAGTATTTAACGTCAAAAAGAGTTCGGGCAATTCCCTCACTAACACGAAGGATGTTGTGACTGAGAGCGTAGACTCTAAACTGTCTTGCATAATCTGCACAAGGTGTCAGACTTAGGTTGAGAATCTGATCTTTGATAAGACTAAAGTTGATTTGTCCAGTTGGATACCATTTCTCTGGTTCTAGGGCAAAACTATATGAATAGAATCGCCTGATGAGTTGTGTTTTGGAGTGATGAATAGCAGCCTGCACAGCCTTGAGAAAGATGACGTTACCCGTTTCTTGTGTGATGATCGGTTGACCATCTAGATCAAGTGTGAGATAATCAAGATTTTCATACAAAATGTATTTACCACCAGTATCTGCTAAAGTATTGTCGTAGTCAAATGGAGTTATGAATTCACCTTCAGATGTTCCCGTGTCACCCTGTCTCTGAATCACGAAGTAAAGTTCCTTGATGGGATTTACAAAATCTAATTTGAAGTTGCCAGTTTGTTCACCTTGAGCAATATCAAAAATATTCTGTTGAACCTGGGTTATGATGTAATCCTTCTTCTCTGTCTCAAGTTTGATTCGGTCACATGGATCAAGGAATATCACTTCTGCACAAAGTCTAAAATCTTTTAGATGAATCGTCCCGGGTGTCACAGGTTGAAGTTCTCCGGTAGTTCCCTTTATGATTAAATGATCGTGGTCACGGAGTTTAATCTCAACTTCAACTTCTTGATTTTTGATGGCGCATAGGGGTATAGCCAGTTCAGGGTTATTGTAAAAGTAAAACGGTAAATCCACAAAGAACTCGTCTTCGGTATTGGCAGTGCCGATCACTCCAAGTATATCTTTATCAGATACTCTCGTTGAGACTGTACGCTCTGGATACTTACCAATCAACTCTTTAAGGGCTCGTTGCTTTGTTTGTGTGACATTATGTTCTGAATATATTTGAAGATAATCACTGGGTAATCTCTGAATAACTTTTCCACCCACGATGAGATCAGCATACTCAATGAGTGCATGACCTATAGATTCTATAAACCTAGGATCATCATAAATGACCGTAGAAATAGTGGGTAACTTCAATTTTATACTGAGACCCGCAAGTAAGTCACCAGTATTTTGAGCTATTCTAAACCTCGCTTGACCTCCAAAATCCACAAGAT